TTAAATTTACACTCTATGAAACAGGCATGTTATACTTGTCCTATGTTTGAGATATGTAATGGTTGTAGAAAAACAATTAAAGATTATAAAGAACATGGTTTAGTAGAACAACATTGTCGTAAAATGAAAAAGATTGCTCCAGAGATACTTAAAATAAATCGAATAAATAGTGATGTGACACCTTATGTGGATGAAAGTATATGATTAATATTGAATTTGGAACACCTGTATTTGATACAAAGATAAGAAGTCAAGCTGCTAAAGATACAGCAGAATACATACTTATCAACTATAATAGTTCTAATAAAAAATCAAGTAATGTAAGTGGCGATAATATATTTGATGATGAGGGTTTAATTAAATTTAAGAATGATGAAGTTATACCTACATTTAAGAGATATTGTTCATACTTTAATATTGATTTAGATAAGAAAGATTATGATTTGCGAGGTTGGGTTACCGGTTATGGTACTAACTATGCAATGCCAAAACATAATCATTCAGGTTCACATTTGAGTGCTGTGTTTTATTTGTTATGTGAAGAAACAAATGGTGGAGATTTAGTCTTACATGACCCACGAACAAATGCGAATAGAGGATATAAAGATGAATTTTTAAATATGTTTCAACCTGTAAGAATGACACCTAAAACAGGACAAGTTATTATGTTTCCTAGTTTTATGTATCATAATGTGGAAACATTCAATGGTAAGATGAGGTTGGCAATGCCAGTCGATTTGATTATGTATTAATATGAAGAAGATTACAGTTTCAATCAATCCAAGTTATTTTTGTAATTTTAGATGTAAGTTTTGTTATTTAACACCTGAAGAATTAGGTGACCAAAAAAGAATAGACTTGCGAGAATTAGATAGATTACTAGATGAAATAACAATGCACAGAGAGATAGATTGGATTGATTTGTACGGCGGGGAGATTGGCGCTTTAAAGAAAAACTTTTTTTATGGTATGCGAGATGTTATTAGAAAATGGTATGGTGGGAAAATTAATATCATTTCAAACTTTAGTATGCTACATAAGGGGTTTTTTGAGAAAGACTTTTACCTATCGGTAAGTTATGACTTTGAAGCAAGGGAGATGTCTGATAGAGTATATCAGAATATGCTACAAAGTAAAGTGCCAATCGCCGTATTAATTCTTGCTAGTCAAGATGTGATTGATAAAGATGTTAATGAGATGATTACTATGATGAATGCTTGTAGTAGTATAGAGAGTGTTGAGATAAAACCATATTCTACAAATCAAGCTAATCAACAAAATGTGACACATAAAGATTTTGAAGAGTTTGTTAAAAAGTGGATAGATAGTGATGTTCCTAAAAGATTTGATTTTATCAATGAAGGCAGAATAGTAGATAGTTTGAATGGTGATTATAATGCCTTTTCAAATGACCACATTTACATAACACCAAATGGTAAGTTTGGTGTGTTAGAGTTTGATAAAGATGATAATGAATATTTTAAAGAGTTAGATACATTTCAAGATTATATAAAATGGGCAGATGAGGAACCAATACATAATGTATCAGATATTTGTCGTAAGTGCGTTTATTATGGTAAGTGTTTAACTGAACATTACAGATATGTGACCGACTTAACACATTCATGTAATGGGTACAAAGGACTATTAGATTGGTATGATGAAAGACTGGAAAATAAAACAAGAATTATATCATAGATTAAATAGAACACATGATGACGACCTCAAAGAAGTAGAGGTTGAGATTGATGATGATATTGTCGGTAATGCTATAAGATATTTTAGAGAGAGTGATATAGGTTGGATATATCCGGCAAAAAGTTATGCAGTAGGTATAATGTATGCGTACTGGTTGTCAAAAGATTATGATGAAGATATGTATGACTTATTAAATGACAAAGATTTGTTGTACGGAAACGACCCTCATTTTAAACCATACCATGAGGATAAAGAGACATACGATAAGATAATACAGAGTGTGTGTCCGTTTGATGAAAATAAAGGTATGGTTTCCGATATTAAATATTGGTACAAACAAGAATTTCTGTTATAAATATACATAAGGAGATAAAATTATGACTATAAAAATTGATGGTAAAGAATATGATGAGACTAAATTTAGTCCTGAATTGCAAAATTACATTATGTGTCGTCAAGAAATACAAGTTAATTTAACTAGATTGAATATGGAAATCGAAAAAATTAATGTCTTGACTACATATTATAATGGTAAAATCAATGATATGCTTAAAGAAGAGGCAAAATAAATGGCTGCTATAGCTAACCTAACAATAGACCAAGGCGCAACATTCAGTTCGGATGTGACCGTCAAAGACGCAAACGGAAATAGATTTAATCTTACAGGATATTCAGCAACTGCTAAGTTAGCTAAAGGATATGCTAGTACGAAGACTAGAGTTTCAATGACAACTGCTATTGATACTGACCCCACAACTGGTGTGGTTACACTATCACTAAACGCAACTCAAACAGCAGCTTTAGACGCAACACGATATGTCTATGATTTAGAAATTTCCAGCGCAGGTGGCGAGGTTACTAGAGTAATTGAGGGATTAATTCAAGTAAGACCACAAGTCTCTATATAAGCAAATCTAAACCTTTATAAATATAAGAGTTAAACAAGAGAGAGAGTTATGGTAGACGCAACCATTGGAAAAAAACAAAATATTACTGCTGATATTAATGTAAATACTACCAGCGGTCCCAAGAAAGTAGCGGTTACTTTGCCTGCCAGTTCTGGTGGCGCTTCAAACTCATCTTTAAGACTAGCATTACTAGGTGATGTTGATACAACTAATTTGGATGATGGTGCAATGCTTCAGTATAGGGCTTCAGACGCAAAGTTCGTTGCTCGTACAGAAATAATAACAACCACAGGTACAATCCTGTTTAATTGCGGAAGTTTTTAACATATGGCAACAGTAATTCAGATAAAAAGAAGTTCGGGTACATCTACACCGGCTACACTAAAACTAGGTGAACAGGCCTATACATTTGGTGCAGGACTACAAGGTAATAACGGCGATAGATTATTCGTTGGTACTGGTACAGTCGATAGTAATGGTGACGCAACAAGTATAGATACAATTGGCGGTAAATATTTTACTGCTATGTTGGACCATGTGACTGGTACACTAACAGCCAGTTCAGCAGTATTAGTTGATGTCAACAAAAGTATTGATGAATTAAATGTTGGTAATCATGCTTCTGCCGGTGGTCAAATAAAATTTAATGAGGGTACAAATAATGGTACATCATTTATTTCCCTTAAAGCCCCCAATGATGTCACAACATCTACAACATTTACATTACCAAACGGAGACGGTACAGCAGGACAATTCCTTAAAACGGATGGTTCTGGTAATATGTCTTTTGGTACTGTTAATCAGTTTATCACATTAGATGGTGATACAGGTACAGACACATACAATACTGCTGAAACACTAACATTCGCTGGTGGCGCAGGTATGGATACAGTTGTTACCGACAACAATATAGAAATTCAAGCGAATACATTAACAAACGCAAACTTGTCAGGTAGTGCAGCTATTTCAAATGCTAACTTGGCAAATCCTACAACTACTTTAGGTACATCTACTTTAACACTAGGTCAAAGTACACTATCTATTGACGGTTTACAATCATTAATAGTTGATGATATTACAATTGACGGTCAAACAATGTCAACAACTGCTGGTAATAAAGATATTAATTTATCGCCACATGGAGTAGGTACAGTAATTGTTCCTACAGGTTACGAAGATAGAAGTGGTTTCGTAGATGAATCCTTGGCAAACAAAGCATATGTTGACCAAGTTGCTCAAGGTCTTGACGCTAAACCATCTGTTAAAGTTGCTTCAACGACAAATATACCGGCAACATATTCAAACGGTACAGCAGGTGTAGGTGCAACATTAACATCAACATCAAATGGTGCGATATCAATTGATGGTGTTTCGCCAATAGTTAATGATAGAATATTAATTAAAGACCAAACAACAGCTACTCAAAACGGTATCTATATTGTTTCTACTATTGGTGATGGTTCAACTGCCTTTGTATTAACAAGAGCAACTCCGGAAGACCAACCTGCCGAATTATCTGGCGGTTCATTTGTCTTCGT